CCAAAATGGCAGTCACATTATCCTTGATCCTTGCACGACTCACTTCCATCGAAACGATCCAACGTCTAACGGCCAAACTCACTCAACAGCAAGTTGATAGCGCGAAGGATGATGCAGCCGTCGCAGGTGCCAAAAGGACACCGGGACGTGTGGGTAAAGTGAAGGAGCAAATTAAAGAAAGCGGTGGCGCGGCCTGGGACTTTATCAAGGGTCTCATTGGCAATTTCAAACTGGGCCTCCTGGCCGCCTTTGCCTTGCTAACCGTCGCAGGGAAGATGCTCTATGACCAATGGGACAATCTTAAACTCTCATTCGGACTTCTCAAGGACTCTGCGGTCGACATGTGGGAAGGGGTGAAGAGTGCCTTTACAGATGCCGGCACTTGGATTTCTACCAAAGCCATTCAATTTGTCGATATCATGATGGACATGTTCGACAGCATTGTACAGGGTGCCCAGCAATTGCTAGAAAAGGTGTCGTGGGGTGCCTACACAGCCCCGACGAAAGAAGAACGACAATTAGACCTTGAAGCCAAAGCCAAATCAGGCGATGCGCGTTCGATCAGAAAACTTGAAGCACAGAATACAGAAAAGGTCGCGGCACCAGGCGAAAGCGCGGCCGCCGTGGCAAAGAATGCGGCGTCTTTTGGGGCGAAGGTTCCGGCTGAAGCCAAACAAACAGCCGCCGAAGGATTGCAGCGAGGTGACTATGACGCGGCCGCCACGGATTCGCTATTAGGCAAAGCGGCTCCATCGGGCAGTCCGGAACAGAAAGCCACGACTAGCGCAGTGACTCAATTAGTCGCCAAGTCCTATGGAGAAGTCTACAAGGATAAACAGGGGAATCCTCTTACCCCAAGAACAGACACGAAGGCACCGGAACGTGTACCAGAAATGGTGCGGGACGCCACCAAAGCCCTCAGTAAAACCTTATCCGTGGCCGCACCTCCAACGGAACTATCACAAACGCAACCTGAGACAGGACTGAGATTGGTCCAAGCGGCTGAGAATCAGAGGAATGCGGAAATGATGGGAAGCACCGGGGGTAGCGGTTCTGCAACGGTTATCAATAACGTGAAAAACAATAATTCCAGTGTCACGAACCTACAGCAAACCATGCCTGATCCGCGAAGTGGGGAAACCAGCTATCTCCGCTCACTTGACAGGCATTTTGCCCCTTCCTAGCACTAGCCTCTATCCTACCAAGAATAACCCGTCCTGGGCCGTTTATGGCGGTTTTAAGGCATAAAAAAGGGCGCCGTAGAGGTGTAAAACCCCCACGGCGCCCTAAGTGTTCAATTTTGAACGCTTTTAGTCGTTATCGACTAACTTTTCGAAAAACTTCATATCGTCCGGGTCACTATCGTCTGTATATGTCGGCGACAACTCCCCAAGGGTCGGGGTTTCGGTCGACACGATCCCTGCATCAGGGTCTTCAAACGACTGGGAACCTGCCTGATCTGCACTGGCGGTGATCACCGCAGTACCCAATACCTTACCCAAACGGCTCTTGGTCTGTTCGTAAGTCTTGAAATTCTTCAAGGCGACGATCTCTGCCAACGAATGTTCAGACTTCCAAATTTCCTCCAACTTCGCCTCATCGGCACTCACGGCACTCTGAACGGCAAATTCGCTGGAATCGTAGTTCCGATAATCTGCCACCTTGCGGGCCCTGAGTTTGAAGTTCGCACCTTCCCACAAATCGAATGGGTTGAGAGGAGCTTCCCCGAACGCTGGGTCTGGGTGCATCTTCTCAAACACCTTATCGAAAATCTTCTTGCCAAACTTGAACAGCTTGACCTTGCCTTCGTTCTCAGGCTTGGAAGGATCGGCGACAATCAAGATATTGGCAGTGTAGGACAACTTGCGCTTGCGGTCTCGTGCGACACCCTTGTTCGCTTCGATCCCTGAATTCCACAACAGCGTATTGGATTCACACACTGGGCATTTCTGGTCCAGGGTAGTTGAACACAAATCAATCAACCAGCCACCGGTTCCCTTGAATGCGTGTGAGAATGTTCTGACCCACGGCAACCCATCTTCGCCGTCTACAGAAGGCGCAGGAAGAAAACGAATGACCGCATGTCCATTGCCTGCCTTATCGACAGACAATTCCCAAAAACGATCATCTTCTTTTTTGGCTTGAGTGGATTGCTGAATGGCTTTGGTGAGTTGTTCTACTGAACCTCTCGACCGTTTGAGCGCGGAAAAACTGGTGGGGGTAACGGACATATAAAGACCTCCTATGGTTGGGATAATGTGTGTTCCAATGGAACCAATATAACGGCTCCATTGTATCACTTATTTAGGCATTTGTCAATCTCTGTTTGAGCGTTTCACGAAGGTTCTTTTTGTTGATACCGAGAAAAGGTTCATACGCCAAACAGCGGTGTTTGAAGGAAGGGAAAAGAATCGTATCGGTGATTTTCTTCTCCCACATCGGTAGGAACCCAATGGCAGAATTCAGAGCCACAATGGTTTCTTTTTCTACCTCGCCTTGATAGGCCATATTGAGTAGCATAGGATTTTCACCATTGCTCACGGTGAGATAGTCCTTGATATTAGGCAGCATAGCATCCACGTCCTGCATGACTAGATATTCCAGCGATTCTTTGATTCTCAATTTTTCGAGATAGATCGCCTTAGCTTCCTCCCCTAGGAGGTCGCGCACCCAGGTGATTTGCCCGTCAAAGAAATTGGCAGCAAGGAAAAACAGGCAAGTAGTGTTATCAGGGTAGAGCTTAGAGAGTTTATGGAAAAACCAACGGTCACTTCGACGATCAAATTTCTCAGGGGTGAGCCACTTGATTCGTCCCTCGTAGTGAAAGAAATCGTATTTTGAGGCAGGGTCGAAATGAAGTTTGAGGGCCATGTACATCTTACATGCTTCATGGCCCGTCATGGTATCAAGGTAACGCATATTAGATTGGGAGTCGGCCTGCCTTTTTCCCGCGCACTTTCAAAAGGTTCATATCCTGCACTTCCACGGTAATGTCAGCCAAGACCGCTCTCGTGAGAAGACTGGCTGCGACTTCTGACTCCATGTTGGTGGTGTCGCAGTACAAGCACAGTGCTTCCCATAATCCCATCTTCTTGTGTGCGGCATATTCACGAAGCATCAGGGAAAAATTCTGAATTTCCTCACGAGTGGGCATTATTTCTTCTCCTCAAGCCTCTTAAGGTCAGCCTTGAGAAGTGTCAGCATGGCCATCAATTGATCCATTGCCGCGATCACTGATTTTATAGGCATGGTGTGTGGTGTAGACACTACTTCACCACTGTCTTATAGAGCTTTTCAAACTGCTCGTTTTCCGCAACCACTTCATCGAAGTTCTGCTTGTGGTAGACCTTCGCTAAGGCATTGATCAGCTTCTTAGGGAGCTTCAAATCTTCGGAAATTTTCTTGATGACTTCACGAAGATACTCAGACTCCGCTTCCTGTCGAACGTGACTGTCTGACGCATCCTTGAGTGCCTTTGTCAACCTTCCCCGTTGTTCCTCGGTCAAATTCTCTGCATGTGATACTTGTACTGCCATGTTATACTCCTCCAAAAATAAAAACTATTGTCTTCCATGTGGCGGTCAACACCACCCCACCCATCACTCCCAGAATGATATAAAACACCCAGTCAGTCACGTTGCCACTCAAGGCTTTTCACCATAGAACAAATGATTGTCAATCTTACCGAGAAACACTTTCGTCTTTCGCCACTTGGGTCGTACATAGTCGGCATGAAAGTACACCGCGGTCTGATATTGTGATATTATATCACGCTTCCAGTAATTTGTCAAGACCCTATGAGCGATTTGTTGTGACTCTTCCCACTTCGCTTTATTAGGCTTGTACTTATTCTCACACCAGAATGAGAATTGACAGACCTTCCGATTTTCAATAACATGGGCCTGAGCAACAACCCCACAGATCGTATTGGGACGATGTTTCGACCCCGCACGATTCATAACCACCAGAGCCACCGCTTCTTTCCCGATCTCCGATTGATTACCGGCTTCGTAGTAAATGGCTTCTGTCAAACACTTCTCTTCCTTGGTGGTCTTCATTACATTGTAGTTACGCTCCACCAATTCGGTACGGGACAAGTCTACAAGCATCGCGTGTTCCTCCGACAAGGAGGGTCCTAACAGGAATCCTATAAACAACACAACACAATAGAGTAACTTTTTCATTTTGCCTCTTGCTCCTTGTAATATTGAGCGATGCACTGGTCTAACACAGGGAGGTATTCATCCTTCTTCTTCATCGTGATCGTAGAAAACAACTCACCTTCTACGGCAGTGGCAAGCACCACATGATTGATCGGAAGTTTCGTGCGTTCTTCAAACATTTCCGCATAGGCAGAGGTCTGAACAAAATAGTTCAAAATCCATGCTTCGGGTTTGATATAGCCGGCCGTTTTGATATCGAGCACAGCCAGGACTCCATCCCAAACCACAATCGCATCACAACGACCCGCAATTCGCAACCGATCTGAGTAGAGAGCTTGCTCAATGCAATAGATTTCCGAAATATGTTGATCGAATTGTTTCTTGAGTTGAAGAAAGAGTTCCTTCATGAAAGGCATCATACCCAGGCGGGTCTGCATCGTCATGGTATTGAGGAGATATTGTTCGCAAAGTAAGTGGATGTAGGTACCGCGGTCGGCCCCCTTTTTCGTTTTCCGGTCAGCTTCTTCGGACCCCACGCGGGCCCGCCACTTCGCAATGGCCTCACGTCCGAGAATACCTGATACTGAAGAGGCAGAGGGATAGCGGTTGCCTTCGGGAGTTTCGTACCACCGACCCTTGTCTGTCGTCACGGCGGGAAGATGATACTCCAACCCCTCAACTTTTGTATGCTTGAATATCACTAGACGCTTGCCTTTGAGCGACCGAACCGAGTATCTCGCTGCTTCCCGTTATTGTAATGCCGTTCAATGGGGGCGAGTACATGATTCGTGAAGTCTGAAGGGGGACGATGGAAACCGAGGACCACAGGGTCGCCCACTTGCATCTTGAGGAAGGTGACTTCAGACTCAGGGTTCTCTCTGAGGAATGTCTCAAGTTCTAGCAAGGTCATGAACATTTCTTTGACCTCACCGGTTGGCTTGTGAAGGATGTCATAGTTTGGCATTAGTTCACCTTCACAAATGCGGGCGGAGTAATCACCTGCTGATAGGTTGGATTGTCACTGAGAAACTTCTGCAAATCAGCAAAGGACATCTGAGGAAGGTCGCTCACGACTTTCGATTCTCGATTCTCGACAACATAGAAGGGCATGATATCTCCTTATTATAAGTCAAATGAGAGGACAGGGTTCACGGGTTTGTACTGTCGGTTACACACACACACATTATAGAATCGGGTGCTGAACAACGGGGACGTGTAGGCACCATAGCCTTCATGAATGTGTCCGAAGATATGGACTTGCGGGAGGGACCGCTTGATATGAACGGTCAAATTCTCGTCCCCTACATTGTTCGATTCGCTGGGGTGGACATCAGGCACCCAATCACAGATGCCCTTTGGGGGTCCATGCGTAATCAGAATATCGGTGTACTCAGGAATCTGTGACCACAAGGCTTCTGATCGGGGACCCTCTTTTGGATAATCAAACGACCACGGCGACGGTTCAAAGATAGAACTTGAATACGGCGACCCAAAGACCTTGCACCCGTGGACCGTGGCTTCTTCGTGACACAAATAGATTGCTGGATAAAATTCATCTCGTGTCCACTGCCGGTCACCCTCACAGTAGCAGTCGTGATTGCCTGCTACGATGATCTTGTATTGGTGCGGCTGTGCCTTGAACCACTTGGCAAACTCCACTACATCTCGTAGACCGGCTCGCATACTGAAGTCCCCCGCATGAATCAGCATATCCCCATCGGGAATCGTCAACTTTTTGTGGAAACCATGCGTGTCCGAAAGTGCAACAATCTTCATATGTCCTTGTAGGTTATCGATAACCTTTACGAGTTTTTTCCGTTACCACATTCCAAAAAATTACTTTGGCTTGATCCAATGCCACAGGATAGTCAGTTTTCGTTCCCGTTATTAGGTTGCTCCCGCGGCGACCATACTGAAATTCAACATGGTACAACATACTCGCGTGAAAGGGACCAGGGGTCTCCTGAACGATCTGAACATGGTATTCTTTGTCAGACGACCCGCTTCTATAGAACAAGTCCCTCGACATGATCGTGCCATTCAATATCACAGCATGAGCATTCACCTCAGTAGTAGTTTTAGCCACCACAGGGGTCGGGGTCTTCTTGGGAGACTGTACTTCCCGCAAGACTCGTTCGAGAATGTCACTTAGTCCGCTCATGTTATCCCGCGGCCACCATAAGGTCTTCAGAGGTCAGTACGATTGGAAGTGGGGCAATCAATCCACGCTCACGGGCGTAGATAGTCATAGGTTCTGGGTTGAGTAATTGATAGGATACAATCTTGCGGCCAACCCTGTTGCGGCGAATCTCGGCACCAGCTTTTCTGAGTTGCCAGAAGTAGGTAGAGATTCTTGCAAAGACAAGTTGTGAACCAAGAAGAGTTTCGATTTCACCGACCGGAACCTCATGTCCATCAAGCAACACCAACAACAACTTCTCTGCCTGCCATGCCTTCTTATTTTTCCCACGCTTACCTGGTGTCATGCCATTCTCCATAATGAATATCATATCACACTCACACGCACTTGTCAAGTATTACTTTTTCTTCTTTTTGTTCTTCTTTGGTTGTTTGGGTTTGGCGTCTTTTGCCTGTTTCACGAATTTCTTCACAGACATTGGCCGGGGCACTTTAGGGATTTCTGCGGTCCTGAAGTTCAATGCCACACCCTCGGCACACATGGTAATTTTATTCCCCACGGACAACCATTCGTCCACTAGGTCCTTCAATTCCTGCCGTGTGATTTCCTTCGGGGCCAATAACTCTTTATTCGATGCCATTATCTATCGCTCCTCGTTCATCGGCAGAGTGTGCTGCCTTCTTATCATGATATGTTCTATTGCCCACGCACCACGAACAACGCCCGTGATTGCGGCAACTTGGATCAAAGGACTTCGACTTCCTATACGGTTGTCGGTGTTCCTTCTTGTGTTCTATCGACTTGTCCAGGCTCACGGACTGATCCCCTTCCTCTGCCAGCATACTCCTTTTGGATTGCCAGCTTTTGATCGGTGGGTAAATGGAAATACTTCGTGTAGGTCATTCCTTTCTTCGTGGATAGCCACGACCCCATCACCGCTCGCGTCCCCTGTCCCTTTGACTTCTCTTCTCCTCGTGCCATTGCGCTTCTCCTATTTATTGTAAAATGACTACTGCGACACTTCCCGGTTTACCATTCGTCCGAGTCCACGCGACCACTCATCACCGCTTCGATATCCGTTTCCTCTGACACATTGAAAAGCGAATACAAATCATTCAAGAATTCTCCCTCTTCAACCGTGGTCACTTCAAGGGGAATCTCGGTATCTTTCTCGGTCGTTCGCGGCGCCTTCGTGACTGACTTTTTTCTTATTTTTTTCGCCGGTTTAACTGCTCGTGCCATCATTCAACTCCTTGTTGGTTATAACTCTAGCCACGTCTGCTACTCTCGCCCCGATCAACTCATGATCTCGCGGCATCTCTCCATTCTCGACCAACCACCGTGCCTCTTGTTTGTCCTGGGCATCGAATTGGTATAACGTACTCACTCTAACTTCAAATCTTGGCATGTCGATTCAATCCCTTGATCCTCAACCGCTCTTTGAGTAACTGGTCAGCCATACGATTCTTGGCTTGCGGTTCGGCTCGCGTGACCCACATTTTCAAATGACTCAAACCAAATCCTGTCGCTATACCCAAACCTGTTCCTATTAAAATCCCCAGGATCGTCATTTCAGTATTCCTTTCGCAACTCGACAAATTTCATAACCACGCACCCGCAATCCCGTATCGGCTTTCGTCAGGATATCGAGTAATGCCAACTTTTCCTCAAAAAAAGTTACTGCAAAATGAGGATCAAACTTCAAAATGGTTTTGGAATTAGAAATCAAATCCGCCACCTTCACAGTCTGGGCCGCAGCAGGTGCCTTTGCCAGATGTTCACGGTCCAATACCTTTCGCGCGGCCCGCGAGCCATCCTTCTTGGTGCTTACATCGGTGAGCCACAACACCAATTCTGTGATCTCATCCCCAAATTCCTCTCTCAGTGTGTTTTCTGTAACCTTGGTGTCCTCAAGTACATCATGCAGATAGGCAGCACAAACCATCGCCTCTGTATGCTTCACAGAGCGAACAATTTCTGCGACTTCGATAGGATGCACGATATAGGGTTGATTGGTATACTTGCGAACCTGGCCGACGGCTTCGTGCGCGGCCGCAGCGAACAATCTTGCTTCGTAAGTTAAATTACTCACTCTTTTCCAACCTCTCACACTCAGACTCGGCTTCTTCACGCGAAAAAGACACAAACACATTATCTGCTTTGTTTGACTGCACCACATAACGATACGAAGGGCAGCATTCACAGCTTGATACGTTTTCCTGTTCGACCCAGTATACTACACGTTCTTTCATCCATCCTCCGGTCTATTCCCTACACTATAAGTATAGCATATCCTAAGAAAGAGTCAAGGACTATTTTCGTATGTAAGTGATTGATTTATTTGAGGACTTGGATTGTGTATTCTTGGAAGTCATTAAGATTGCGTTTTTCGATCAATTTGATGTCGGCAAGGTAGCAGAATCGGGCAAATTCACTCTCAAAGGTTGCATCATCAGCATACACCACTAGCAAATCGTCCTTCGTAGACTGGTTCAAAGCCAAACGGACCTGGACAATAGGCATGGGACACACCATCCCGCGACAATCGACCAACAACGGAAAGTCTGTTGACTCAGCCATTGAGCAGTTGCCTTGTATCGGTCGTTCCTTCGGACACTTTCTTGTTCTTTGCTTGGGACGCTTCAGCTTCAAGTCCACGCAGACATTCCTTTGCGCGGAGAACTTGAGCTTCAGCTTCCTTGACCTGAATCTTTGCGTTAGCAATTAGACTCTCGAAACTAGAATTCATGTTCTTCACCCTCCCACATGTCGTACCCGCGATCCACGGACATCTGCTTTTGCTGCTGCTTTTTCTTTTGCTTGTCTCGGACTTCTTCTTCGGCTTGCTTACGGAACTTGGTCTTCAATGCTGGCTTTTCTAACTGTCTCGACTGGAACATAGTCCCTCCTACAGGATTTTTAATAAGATACTATCCGCTAACCTATACTTGATGGCCTCTTCCGCGGTTAGCCACACGTCAGATGGATTCAATAACTTTTTTCGTACCGTATCGGTAATACCGCATCGCGTTTTCAACAGATCATTCACTCGTGTTCGGCATTCCTGCAACTCTTTCATCGATGCCACAATCTCATGTTCTTTACCTTCCATATCCGAATGGAATTGGTGCATCATGACCCCGGTGTGCTTGGCAACATAACGATGACCCACCTCACCACACGCGAAGATCAACAGAGCGGCTGACATGATGTTTCCTATCCCAACCGTGTAAATAGGAATGGTAGACGCAACCATGATATCCACCAAAGCGAAAGCGTTATACAGGTCACCCCCTCCCGAATTAAGATAGAGCGTCAAGTGGTCTGGACGTTCTGTAGTCGTATGCTCAAACACAATCCACTGAATTACTCTGCTGATATTCTCGTAACCAATTTCCCCAGTCAAAAAATGGGTGTGATGGCTGAGAAGTCCTTGACCAATGACATCTTCATCAGCTAGAGGCTCCTGCACAATAATAGTGTGTTCCCCTAATTGGTCCGACATGTCCATTGGCTCGGGTGCTGTGCTATCGGGCTTCTTTGTTCGTGCCACGGGTAGTTCCTCTCGCCGATGTAGGCTTCTTTAGATAATTTGTTGCCGTGTAAAAACATTTCCGTTGTCGCCAAACTTGTCGCGCTTCCCATCCTGTAATTAAGCGTATGTTTCATGGTGCATCCAAACTCTGGTGCATACGCTTTCACGCCGGCAAAGAATTGTCTATCTGCTCCCCACTGTCCATACCAATGATGACCGACCTTTACCGCTAGCTCTCGCGGTATCGCAAAGCACCCGGTGTCAATGTGGTGGCGGTAGTCCCGGCTGAATGAGACAGGCCAATGACCCAGGCTTTCACAATTGTCCTGTCCTACGAATCCCCCATTAGCCCCAACGATATTCCTGAGTGTGTATGCCCATTGGTATTTAGGATCACTGAATACCTGTCGGAAAGATTCAATATAATCGGGTTCTGCATAGTTATCTTCATCTAGGTAACACAGCACGTCCTCATTGACCAGGAATGAAGCTGCGGCATAGACGCGATGACCGTACCAACCTTTACCCACATTCACGTCCAAAGAAATGAACTTCTCGTGTTGTGTGAGTCCGACTCCACCCTTCCCCAATAAGAGGTTGTTGACGGCTTCCCAATGTTCTCTGCCATCCACCACAATGTAGTGGGTGCAATCTTGCCCACGCAAGGACAGGATGTTTTGCTTGAGATGGTCTGAGCCAATCGTCGGAGTAATGACAGCAAACGATTTCATGGAAGTAACAATTCTACCCGAAAGGTTGATAGTTTGCACATAGGACGATCATCTGTTGGTACGCTATAATACCCTTCCATGTTCCAGAGCCATGTTGGGGTCGTTGGATACTTCAACACAAAGGTTCCATCCTTCAGTCTGATTCGCGCTACCTCAATCGTATCCATGATTACACCTTTATCGTTGCGCCTGTGGTTTTGATCTTCTTGGCTTTCACAGTCTCCGCCGCCACTTCTTTTATGGCAACTTCTTCTGTGGCTTGCGGAAGGACAAACGGTAGGTCTGGAAACGCTTCCTTGACCAACGAAGGGGTCAGATAGCGAATCTCCAAGTCCTTCCTAAAGCACTTGACGAGTAATGCAGCCTCGTCCTTGTGAATCGCACCCAATAACGCATTGAGAATTCGCGCTTCCTTTGTGGGTGGTAACTTTACACTGCGCTTCGGGTGTCCTGAGATGAAGATATAGAGTCGGCGCATTTCGTTGCTGAGATTGGCGTAACAAATTCCCGCAGGTTCCACCGCTGGTTTGTATTCGGGAATCTGCCCGATATCAAAGTGGATTTTTGGATTGAACGCATAATTCAAGAATTCCTTGAACCATACATTCTGACCATACTTCCGCAAGACCGCAATGCGGGTCTCGCGGTTCTTCTGCTTATCAAACTCTTCGAATATTTCATGGAACAACACACTGGCATAATTCATCAATCACCTCATGGGTTAAAATTCTTCGACGGCCGCAGTCAACTCTTTCAGACCACTGGCAATCAGATACTTCATAAAATGTCCACGACTATGTGGAGTCGCCACGTCACAGGCTGCGGCAATCCTAGCTTGTACCTCCGAAGGAATCCGCTTGAGATCAATCAGTGTTTCATTGCGTTTGAAGTTTCGCAACATATCACCCGCGATACAGAATGTCTCCACAGGCATATTTATCCAGGCAATTATCTTCTTTTCCATGATAGGCTTCTGCCTGCCTCCTGTCACAAACACATCATCAGGAGAGAGGATATTTGGCACCCCATCACCGGAGTCACCACGAATGATTTGTTGTTTGAGGGCTACCTTCGGAAACTGTTCCACAATCTGCTTCTTGAGTAGCGGTGAATACTGGTGCACGTTTTCATGCACCTGGAGTTGTGCGAAGTCTTTGTCACCAGAGATAATCATGATCTTCTCGGAAGGTCCGTACACATGCGACAAGAACCCGATGATATCATCCGCTTCGCATCCCTCGACGGTCACGATTTTGTAGAGAAGGTTCTGTTGTAGTTCGAGCTTGAGTGTATCCAAACAGACGAAAATCGACGACCAATCAAAGGGTGACTTGTCTCGGTTCTTTTTGCGGTTGGCTTTATAGTGGGGGAAATACTCTTTGCGCCAATAACTCTTGGCGTCAAAGGCAACAATCACTTCGCCATATTCGCGCTTGAATCGCTTCGCATGACCACGAAGAGAATTCAGGATGACATGACGGACCATATCGATGTTGGCTTCGGCCTGTTTGGTTGAGGCAAGGTGCTCAAGAATACATGCGTATGCGATCTGCGAAAAGTCAATGATTATCATAATTACACCGTCACTCTTACGAGCAATGTCTCCTTATTGGTTCGTCCTGTGACCTTGGCATCCTTGGTGGTGAGGGAATCAAACAAATTCTTGAGCACAACTTTCCCACCAGAGAGGACTTGCGGAAGAACCTCTTCAGGCTTGCGTAGCTTCTTCGTGCGTGATTTTGTCTTGGAGTAATTCAGAAAGGCGCACCCCTTGACTCCCAATCCAGAGGCATCATCAGCGACATAATACGACAACATTCGATTCTTTCGATTGTAAATCCACACACCCTCGGTCCCGATCATACGGCCGGGCGGAACCGACTTGATCTTGAGGTCTTTATCTTCGGCACAATACTTGAGATATTTGACTTGTTGTTCGGGTGTCTTGAGTTTTTTCTTACGGGGGGATTTGGGAGAGACTGATTCTCCCATGATAGTCAGCGTATCTGACACGATCTGATCGTAGAGGTCTGCCATCTTCTTCAATTGAGGCCTTGTATAGTTGCTGTAGCCTTCCTCGATTTGAGGATCGGTGCCGGCAATAGCAACCCTAAATTCATCACGGCACTTCTTGAAAAAGTTGACGATGTTGGGGCCATGGACACCCTTGACTTCATTCTCTCGCATCAATTGGAGGGTATTGGGGACGTGCTTGAAATCCGTCAGGATGAATTCGTCGACCGCGCCTTCGAGCAATCCAATACTCTTATTAGACTTTTCTTTCAGTCGATCTTGAATCGTCATAGGTTTGACCGCGGGTATCATAGGCGCCGCCTTGGTTTCAATCTCAATCGCTGTCATCTTCTTGATCTTCTGAGCAAGCCAGGCGACCGAGTTCGCATCCAAAATTGCCCCACGACTGAGCATCCGGCATACGAACCCCACGGTACTGACTTGCTGCTCAATCTGTTCAGCCACCGCTTTGATCGCGTTTGCCTTGCAGTAATCGGCGAGGTATTTATAGGAGATTTCTTTTTCCTTATTCTGTGAGTACCAATTCAGTGCCAAGGTCATTTCCATCGGGCTGAGTTCCATGAACCCGTAGGACGGTTCCTCTTTTGAGAGGAGTTGATTGACTCGTGACTCTGTTGATTGTCGTTTAATTTTCATGATAACCTTCCAATTGTACTGCCTATTTAGTGATAGTCTATCACAGACTTCCCCAAAAAGCAAGTGCTAATATCAGATCGGTAGAGTTGCTGTGTATCGCCGATCAATCAGTGTCATCAATTCTGGATCACGATATGAGTAATTATCATCAATATAGAGGACTACCACCCTTGCACTAAGATTAGATGAGGCTAACCTATCTCGAACCACTTCGGCTTGGTCTTCCGTCATACAGACAAATTCTTCTCCCCATTCCAACATCACATCATCCAAAGGAACTAATGCAAACTCAGGAACAAGACCCACCGCTCTTGTGTTATAATTCCACGGTGCCTGTGCCAGCACGAACGCTGCGGTGGGGGACCGCAGCAATCCAGCCGAACATACACAAACCACTCGTTTGTATTGTTTGAAATTCTGATATCGATTTTGGCAATTGGCCAGTCGATTCATGTGATAGGGGTCCATATTACTCCTTCGGTACTTTCTTGACCAGCATTCGCACACGTTCTGCAATGGGATAACACCCATACCCATCATCTTCTGGAATGCCAGCCCGTTTCAATTCCAACTCAACACTCCTGAAGTCATCAACGTGATCCCTACAGGCAGTTTCAAACAACTGTCGATTGTGATAGGCCTTGTTGATGGCCTCCTGTAACATATCCAACAATTCTCCCTTGGTGAACTTATCCAGCAACAGACGATCAATTTTTGGCGCATCTTTCAGTGGCATACTATCCTTTCACGCATAACACCTGCTTCAGAGTCGCCACAATCTTTACCAAGTCCTTTTGATTTTCCATCACTTCATCAATTGACTTGTACGCCCCAGGCAATTCATCGATGATGCCTTCATCCTTGCGACACATGATGCCTGCGGTCTGTGACTCCACATCGGCTAAGGTAAAGGCTTTCTTTGCCTTGCCGCGTGACATCACCCGGCCCGCGCCGTGTGAGCACGAGCAAAACGATTCGCTGTTACCTAAGCCCTCAACGATATATGAGCGGGTGCCCATCGATCCAGGGATAATGCCCATATCACCAACGCGGGCGCGTACAGCCCCCTTACGGGTAACAATAACATTTTCCCCATAGTGGTCTTCCCTCTCTGCATAGTTATGATGACAGTTCACGGTCAACTCAGGAGTCACCATGGTGTGCTTGTCACCAAAAATGATTTCCGCAATCGAGCGCATGACCAACTGCATCATGACTTCACGGTTCTTCATGGCATAACGCTGCGCCCACTGCAAGTCGCGCCAATACTCATTGAACAACTCAGTGCCATCGTGTAAATAGGCAAGGTTAGGATCGATCAACTTGATCTGCTCCGCCTCCATCAACTTCTTCGCTTGATCGATATAATAGTTCCCGATCTTGTTGCCAATACCGCGGGAACCTGAGTGCAACATAATCCAGACGTTTTCCTCCAAGTCAAGGCACACCTCGATGAAATGGTTTCCACCACCGAGCGTTCCCATCTGCTTCAATACACGGTCACTATCTTCTCGTATCTTCTTAGGCAACGACTGAAAACCAGAAGCCAAAGTAAAATCACAAGACACCGGTGCATTGTGCATGTCTTGACCCACCGGAACCGCCTTGCTGATCGCGTCAAACAATCCCTGCAAGGTATCAGGCAAACGGTTTGCCTTGAAGGGCATCTTGGAAGCCATCATACCACAACCAATGTCGACCCCAACACACGCCGGGACAATCGCACCCTTGGTCGCCACCACAGAACCGACAGTCGCCCCAATACCATAGTGGACATCAGGCATAACTGCCACATGCTTATAGATGAACGGCAAGGTCGCCGTGTTCTTCAACTGGTCAAGTGCCGAGGATTCAACCTCATGGATCGGTGACCAAATCTTGATTGGAGCCGCGGCTCCCTGTAAAATGTTAGCTGACATGTTCCTGTTCCTTCAAAAATATAATGGTCTTGTTACGGTCCCGCTCTATCTGAATCCTGTAGAGTTTCATACCGTATTCCTCAAGCGCCTCATCAGGAGTCTTGATGGTCTTTCCTTCCCCATCACAATACTCACAATCATGTGAATGACCCAAATCACACTCATGATAGCCCTTACCGCCGCAATAACCGCATTGCACATCCTTGTCTAAAGGGATGCCAAATTCACCGTGGTATTGGTCCTGTACCCATTGGGTATTCTGGAGATACCACGTATGAAATTTGATCGGGGTGAACTCAAGCGAAAACATAGTTCTTCTTCTTTCGGTTGTAGTCTTCTGTCACCCACTTAACTTGTCGTTCAGACAGCAAGGGACTGACAAACCTCACCACGCTTGAAAACAACAGAGTGCCTTCCACAGTGCGAACCTTCAGGTTTGCTCCTGTGGGGCTCCACTCCAAAATCATATCGAGGTCCGAAATCTTCTCTTCCATACTCTTCTCCTTATTCATAATCACGCACAATAAGCCCCACAGGGAATATGGGGATGAATTCGTCCGACAACACTTGATAGCGTACGGTCACTTCCTTACCTATGTAGGACTTCCGATTCTGCCATTGTTCCTCTCGAATAGCATTCTCCCCTTTACACTTCACTCCAAAATCTCCTATACCTGTGCGGCCGCCTATTCCTTGCGATGTCACACAAACCAGGGTCGCTTGTCCTTCGTCCTTGCCTACACCCTCTTCTACACCGATGATCTTGAATTCGGCATCCTCAAAATCCTTGTACTTCTGCAACTGATTGTCACGGTACTGGAAGACGTACGGTTCCTCACCACCTGAGCGGATCATCGTCCCTTCAAACCCATCTTGGGTATTATACCCATGCTGTATTTTCATTTCCTCTTCATCTTTGATGAGCCTCGTAGCCACAGTACGAATGTACTCAAACTTTTTATTCCCTAGAGAAGAGTGTTCTACAAACCGTTCCCTAAATCCTTTACTGCCGTCAGGACGATCATAGTTCCAAAACTTCACATACTTTTTGAGTGCATCAAGGTCGGGTGTCTTTTCGTTCTTGATAAGCGACATCAACTCTTGGAAAGTGATTTCTCCGTGGTTATACATTTCTCCGTCAAGAATATCACCATCCTTCATGATGGTCAAAAATTCTTCATTCATGTACAGAGAGAAATTCTTATACTGCTTCGACTTGCGCGACCAATAGGTAATTTTTCCATTCTTTCGTTCAACAAGGCAACGAACCCCGTTCAACTTCGGTTGCTCAAACGCTGGCCAGACGATCTTATGCTTGCGTTCCTTATACTTCTGTGCCAACATAGGCAGGAGTTTTGTGGCAAGCGGCGGCCGTGTATTGGTTTTCCCGGCATCCGATTCTTCTGGGTTCTGTTCGGAGTAGTTTGCATCGTGCTTTTTCTTCCACTTCGATTCTGCCTCAAGGCAGGCCTGCTCATAAGGAGTCGTTTCGTTTGACTTCCCGATGTTCAGACCAACACGAATCGATTCAGGAGACAATTGCTTTTTGCCATGTAGCTGGCCATGCTCCACAAAAATTGTGGCTTCTAATGGGAACTTGGTGACCCAAATTTTCCATGACTTCACGACACCTTTAGAAGTCAAACCGTATAATGTAGGGAATTTCTTATCGCTCACGTTTTCTCCTATTCAACCAAATGTAATAACAACTTGTCTACAGCATCACTATCTACCGCTTCAGGGAGCGTAGAGTTAGCAGACAGAGATTCAACCTCATCCATCAGGTCATCCAGCTTTGGACCCACTTCATTCTTGAAGTTCAGCGACCCGGACTTGACTGCACGAATAAATTCTGTCTCAGGTAAGGGATACGTAAAATCTCCCTCTAAGAGGATACCCTTTACCTGAAAGGCAGCCCGAAACGCATGGCTGACAGCCTTCCAATCCACCCCTTCGTTCAACTCTGCTTGCTTCGCTCGATTGCCATATTCCTCAACAAAATGTTCCATCATAGGAACATAATGCAAGGCAAAAGCATTAAGCGTCATTTTCTTTCCACATACTTCGTAGAATTCCACTTCATTGCTGGTTTGCAAACCACAATGTTCTCCCGTTGGAAGCAGACTTAGAATATCGCGCACCTTCTGCGGTCCCAATGGTAGAGCGCCGTGTTCCTTCAATACTGTCAGAACCGCCTTTGCTTCCGCAAGACGCGACCCCTTCACCCCATACTTCGCCGCCTGCTTACGAGCATAGCCTACCAACGAAGACAGATTCTTCGTGTAGAACATACTGCGACGATTGACAAGATATTCCCATTGACAGGTGCTTGTCAACCATGCACTTTTGGGAGCATGAAGCATATCGAGAGCCACCGTTTCCCCCTTCTTGGCTAATTCCAAGAAGTAATGCAAGGAATACACTTCTCTGTCGGTGTCC